CTCCCGATGGCTGCAGACTTTTGCTGACGATCATGTCATCGTTGATTAATGACTGCTCTTCATACGGGATCCCTAAGTGCTGCAACAATGATTCGCGCATTGCTTTAAGCGTGGTCGTCCCATAGTTTTTCACTATTACCGTGATCTCGGTGCCATTATCATCGGTCTTGGTGACCGCGTTCGATGAGATCACCGGAAATAATCCCTCATACCAATCAGATATACTAGCAGAAGCATTGTGCATCGCATCATATGCCACAACTCTCTTATAGTCCCTATCGTCCACCATTCCTACAGAATAAACACGATACTTTCCCATTGGGATCTCTGCCACAGCATTGCCTTCTTCGTCCACTGTCTCCAACGTAGACATAAACTCCATACCACTAAGATCATTCTGCAAGATCTCTGACACCTCAAATTCGCACGAAGATGCAATGCAGCCACCAAGCGTTAAATCTTCATTACTGCAAATACTCTCTTCAATATTCACAGATTCTGTGTGGATTGTTTCATTATCGATCGTTAAATCAAGATCCGGAAAATACATTTTGTATCGATTAAAATACCCCTGTGAGTAGAACGCTCTTTTTTGCTGTTCAGTCAATTCAATCATTACAATCATCCTCCTAATGCTCAATCAATGCCAAACGGATCGGCAAATACATTGGTGCTCCGTGATACAACCCGCCATATTGAAACTGTACATCAGGCATGTAGAACTTACCCGTGGAGTAATCATCTTCCCAGTCGTTGTAGTACCTTGCACGAATAGTTCGAGAAGAGTAGTCACCATCCCCCTGCTTATACCCCTTTCGTATTGCCAAGATCAATTTACATTTATCCTCATAAGTCAAATATGGCGTGTTCCACTCAATCTTTGTACGACTGTGTTTCAACACCTTACGCTTCAAATAGCCGTCACCATTTACGTAAGAATCAAGATCCTGCATCTGATTAGGTGTAATAGTCAACGCACCATTAGGCTGTATGTATTTGTACGATAGCTTCTGATAGGTATAGCCACTACTTTTGCTATAATCTATCGGCAAAGCAAGCAATCCCTTAGATGCGGAATAAGCCATGATTCAACCACCCTCCTTATTTTGCACACAAAAAAGACACCCACCATTTGGTGAGTGCCTTAAATCTCTGATAACAATATAACATGACTAAAATGTGAATTGTGTGAAAATCTTTTCAGCATAACATTGCCCATATTTCAGCAATAATATGTCTTACATATGCTACAAATGCACTAAATAATTGTGGTATAGGTATATATTTATTTATTATATTAACAATTATAGTCGTAACAAGCCCCGATATGATAATGCATATAAAGTTTTTCAACCTGTAAATAGGTTTTTTTTCCTTTTCATCTGATTCTTTATAATCTCTTACAATTTTAAATTCTTTTACATTTATGTCCTTAAGCTCGTCCATCTGATATAAAATCTGATCCTTTCCTTCTATTAAATCATCTATCTTGGCATGCAAAATATAACTTTTTTCCCTGTCAACATTGAGATCAGAATCTTCTACCATCTCCTTTTCAAATGTAATATACTCTTGCGTTCTATCACAAATCTCCCACAATGTTGGTATGGAAATATAGCCCAAATTGTCTTTTATATATCTAATAGGTATCTTGTGTACTGTATCACATGCGCACAATGATATATATCTCTTTCCACTAACTTCGCACTCAAAATAAAGAGCATTTTTATGTTTTGCTTCTCTAGGCAATGCTCCCATCAAAACGCCATATACAAACTCTTCATTACATTGTATCACTATCACCGGTCTATGATCCAATAAAGCATCGTTATATTTTTTCCAAGCCTTTGAAACCTTATATATTCCTCCTCTGATTACTTTCATTATATCTCCTCCATTATGTATCTCTTTCGACACTATATTGTTCTATAGAATTAAAATCAAAAAAACATATAGTATAACACTATATGATTATACCCTATACAATATAGCGTTACCAATATAAGTACTTTCTGATTTATCCATATAGCATCAGTAATGATTAATCAATAACTGAATTCTCTTTATTTTCTCTAAATGTCATTTTTAGAATTCAGACATTTAGTCCTATTATGTATCTCATTCATTATCGTCGTATCAAAAAACATTCTAAACAATATAAAAATGTCATATTGGCTATTAAAACACTTCATTTAATAACTTTTCTACAACCATCTTTTCCTCTTCAAAAATTTTCTAATCTATGTAACTTATTTCACAACAACAATGCAGGTTGCCTTGCATCCACTTTTCATTGTTACAGTAACTTTGGCTTTTCCTTTTTTCATTGCCGTTATTCTTCCGCTTTTCCTACTTATCTTAACAACCTTTTTATTTGTTGAAACCCAAGACCTGATTTTATCTTGCTTGTGTTTCTTTTTGATTTTTATTATTACATGTGTCCCTCTTCTAATCTTTATTTTTCTTTTTTTCAATGTAACGCTCGATTTTAATTTTTTCCCATATTTATCATCTACATTTCCACATACATTGCATGTTCTTTGATAATATGCTTCATTAAAAATTGTAGCCTTTGATTTGCACACCCAATTTCCATAACGATGACCTAAAGCTGGTATCTCCTCTTCAGAAGTTTTATATCCACATTTTACACAATATAGACATTTATACCCACATTCTTCGCATGTCGGCTTATCCGTGATCATCATCTCATCTGCATATGTATGATGCCCCGCAGCATATATGATTTCCCTTTTACTGGATTTAGCGTCACATCTGGTACAATAGACTAATTTATATCCGTTTGTAACACAAGTCGGTTCTTTAGCAACAACCTTTTTTTGATAATCATGCCCTAATTTTTTTATCTTTTCGGATTCTTCTCTTTGACATACTTCACATTTTTTTACTATTTTGCCATCCTTTGTACAAGTAGCAGCATATACAACTTCAGGTCCATATGAATGTCCCGTTGCCGGTATTAACTCTTTTTTCGTTGCTCCACAATTTTCACATGTAAATTGCTTTTCCCCATTCTGCGTACAAGTCGGCTGTCGTTTGATAACTTCATCAATGTAGTTATGTCTTTCATATACCTGAACTTCTCTCTTTATAGTAGTTTCGCCATTAACTAACAATGTAATTTCATGAACACCCATTGTACCAAACTTAAAGACATAACTTTTAGAATAATATTTCAAATCACCTATAGAAACTGATGAGTATCCACTATATGAAAAGGTAACTGAATCATCACAAAGAAAATCGATCTCATCACTTTCAACACATTTAACCGATAGTGACAGTTCACCATCCACACATGCTTTTAATTCATTATTTTCTGCAGCGCATGCACTCCGCACATTAATAATCATACATAGATACGCAAGACATATTATACTTGCTATTTTTAATTTTCTCACACCATTTTCACCTAAAATCATAACTTCTCCCTCCGTAAAATAGATTTTGCCATATTGTACCACACCGCGATACAATATGGCAAATATTTCTAGATATACAGCGGCTTTCCGAATCGATTTTTATAATCAGTATTCGCCTTGGTGGTTATACGCACGATATCTCCATCTGATACGCCCTCCACATACAAAGGTTGTCCACTTGATCCATTACCCATAGAGTTGATAGCATTGCATACTTGAGTAAGCACAGGATTAAGAGCATTAAATACGCCATCTGACACGGATTGTACAATTTGATTGTTGTTGGCTACAGCAGTCTTATTTCCAATCGTACCTACAAGCTCCGGTCCTTTCTCTCGTGCCAAAAAGTACTGGCCCTGCTCCGGGAATCCACCCGTGGCAAATTTAGGCATTGCTATCGTTTTTAAGTTAAAACCAAAATCTTTACCTCCAATTTTAGGAACCCACTTAGGAATCGAAACCTTGATCTTATTGATCGCACCGATAATATACTTATTGATCCAATCAATGATCAATTTTATTCCACTTTTCACAGCATCCGTAATGAGACTGACTGAAATTTTCTTATCAGTCAAGCTATCCCAAGCTTTTTTGACTTTATTAAATGCTTTCGTACCTTCCTGCTTGAGAGTCTGGGTTACTTCTCTGTCCTTGATTTTATTCCAAATCCTAGACACCTTTTCGATTGCGCTCTTACCTTTCTCCTTCAAGGTCTTTGTTGCCTGTCCAGATTTGATAGCATCCCAAGACTTCTTCGCCTTATCAATGATATCCTTACCTGTCTGCGCAAGTGTCTTAACAGCTTTGCTATCCTTAATGGCCGTCCAACTGGATTTAAGTGCTGCTAATGCCCCTGCTGCCTTTTCCTTGGCATCTGCTGTCAATGTAGATACTTTGTCCTTAATAGCGTTCCAAGCACCTTTTACCTTGTCCAACGCCCCATCTACTTTTTCCTGTACGGCAGCTTTAAGAGTCACATACTTATCACCCCACCAAGCCTTAACACCGTTCCACCAACCGGAAATACTCTTTTTCCAATCTCCAAAAGTTGTTTTAATCGCTAATGCCTTATTTCCCCACCAATCCTGCACATCTACCCACCAATCAGCAAACGCTGACCAGAAATCCGACCAATCATCATCGGTAAAATGAATAAAATCTGAAAACTTCCAATCAACCTGATATTGTTTCATATCTTCAGAAACAAGTTCATCGCCGATGGATTTTCCAATCTTTGCACCAATACCAACCGCCGCTACTGCTGCTACAAGCGTTGTTGCCACTGTTGCCGCTGTTGCCGCTGCGCCTGCGGTCGCTAGCCCAGAAAGACTTCCTGTCATAAGCGCTGGAACTTGTGCAAAGGCAGTTGTAATTCCAGTTCCAATTGCACTTGCGATTCCACTCACTGTAGCTGTTTCAGCTCCAACTGCAGTTGCAATTTTACCCATTATTTTCCCCGCCAATGGCTTGACATAATTCATTCCGAAGTCCTTCACTTTGCCTAATGCTATTTCTATAGCACCTTTTATTTTGCCGCCTAATACTGTTAATGCTGTCTCATCTTTTTCTAAGGAAATACCAAGCACTTTCAATATTTTAGTTGCTGCCTTCTCCATTGATTTTGTGGTAAGCGTTGAAAGCTTAATAAAACCTAACGCAGTAACAATTGCTGTTTCGACTGGAGATTGTGCAAAAGCACCTTTTATCGCTTCCGCAAGTGCCCCTAATATTTTTATGGCAACATCCCCAAGATTCCACACAATTCCTTTAAAATCAATAGAACCAATTGCAGTTGCAATTGCTTGCCCCACACTATCCCACTTCACAGTACTCAGTGCCGTTGAGATGGATGTAAGGATTCCAGAAATCCCCCCAGAAATAGTCTGACCAAGCTCCTGCCAACCATTTAATCCAGTTTTTTTGTTGACTTTATTCATGACAGCAAACGCATCATTAATCCCCTGTCCCAAGGCAGTGCCAAGACTACTGAAATGAAATGTTTTTATAGCTCCGAAAGCCAGTTCAATAGCTGCTCTTATTTTGGTGGCCGTGCCCTTGAGATACGATTGAATAACACCGGTATCGATCCAAGCATTAAGTGTTGTGGCAATAGCTTTGCCAAGATTCAACCAATTTACTGTCGAAAAGAATGTTGTTTCTGCTTCAATTGCCGCTTTCATGGATTTTCCAATAGCACTACCAAGTCCTGCCCAATCAAGTTTAGCTACAAACCCATTGATAGCAGTTGCAAGCAATTTGGCAACCTTTTTCGCCCCTTTTGCAAACTGGTCCACATTGTCGTTGACCCATGAAATCCCCTTATTGAGCCAGCCAGCAATGGCAGAGCCAATGTCTGTACCATTCCCCGACTTCCAAGCTTTTTTAAATAACTTAGTCAACTTATCGGCAAATTTTTCTGCATCATTAGTCATATTTTTATAAGCCTTATCCCAAACAGTCTTGTAATCAGCTAAAGCATTAGACAATTGACTGGTAAGATCGATAGGCTTACTATTCTTATCATCATCCTTTTTTGTATTATCAGAATTAGTATTGATCACATTAAGCTCGTCAAATCCCATGAGCTGCTTGGACAGTTTCTTAACAGAATCTGATGTATCATCAACGGCATCCTTAGCATCGTCAGCAGAATCTTCCAGTCCATCAAAAGCATCTGAATAGCCACCCCCGGAAGAGCCAATCACTTTACTTAAATCGACTCCAAGCATGGATGCTGTCCACTCAAAAAGTCTGCGAATGGCAATAACCAGTCCATTGATATATGGCAGTATCTTTGCCACTGCAGGCAACACTATAGCACCTATTGTTCTCGATAACGATCTAAAATTATTATTCAATAAGCGTAACTGATTTGATGGCGAATTAATGGTTTTTGCAAGGTCTCCCCATGATACCTTGGATTGATCCAAAATAGCCAACATACGAAGCTGCATTTTTTCCGACTGTGACATAGCCGAAACATTCTTTTTGATTCCGTTTGCAAGAGCATACTGTTTTAATGTTGCATTTGATGTATCAATACCAAACTTATACAATGCCCTAGACTGCCCCAGTAATCCCGATGAAAAGTTATTCATAACTGTATCCATATCAAGATTTTTGAAAGAAGACATATCTCCGGCAAGCATAGATAAAGCTTCGGATGTTACCACAGATGCTTCTCCTGTCATTCCAACTGAATTTGTCACCTGCGCTACACTGGCAGCATAGTTGGTCATTTGTGTCGGATCCAGTCCAAGATTCTTTTTTCCAAGATCAGACAAAGTTCCATCGTTTTCAATCTGAAACCCGGTCATTTTCCCCATTGTTTGCGTCAAACGATTTTTAAAGGATTCTCCGTATTCCTCTGCATTTTGGTAACCATATTTCTTGTATTCCTTGCCCCATTCAGAAGCAATCTTCCCCATTGTGGTATCAAAATAATTAAATTCTTCAATGTAATCCATGGATGATTCTACGGCACCACGCAAAAATTCACCAATCCCTCGAAGAGAGCGGAATCCAACATACAGCTTAGCCAATTTGCTGATCAGATTTCCCGTAGAGCTAGTAGTCCCATGAAAGATTGGGATCAACGCTTTGAGACGACTTCCAAACGCAGACACAGCATTTCCACGCAATGAGAACATAAGATTTCTCAACTTACTACCAAAACTAGATGCAGAATTTCCTGCCTGTTGAGATTCTGTCCAAATAGAATGAAACCCCTGTTTCACTCTATCGAATGTACTAAGACTCTGTTCACCTCCAACAGATTCTTTCAAATCTGCCTTATACTTTTTCAAGGCACCATCGGTCTTTAAGATTTCCTTGTAAGTATTATCAAAAGCCTTGTCACCAAATCCAAAACCATCTGCTTTAAGTTGTTTGAGATCTACTTTTAATTTCTGGAGTTTTACATCTAAGCTGTCCGTTGATTTAATATCTGTCTCTAATCCATTTGCCCTCTCATTTAAGGCAGCTTTGTATACTTTGGCTTCTTTAACTACTTTCTGTAATGCCATATATGCCTCATCCCACTCATCAGTTCCTAAACTCTTCCCACTTTTTTCAATACTTGCAAGCTGAGCTTTCGCCTCTGCTATTTTTCCCGCAAAGCCTTGTACTGCACTTTCTGCACGATTCACCTGTTCTAGCGACTCTTTCAAAGACTCTGCCGAAGCATCTACCGAATATTTAGCACTTTTTGGCACACGTCCCGTATTTAGCATTGTTTTGGCCACAGCTTTTGTTTCGGAAAATCCGTTTCCAGCATCCGAGCGAATGATAGGAATGGATGCTAAATCCTGCACCTTGTGAGTTTTCATCTGTGAGATCTTCTGTTCCAATTCTGATAATTTATTCAAAGAAGCAGCTATATCATACTGTAAACTACGGAATGTTTTATTCTCTGGTGACGAATTTCCAACTGCTAACGCTTTCTGCTCTTTTTCACTTAATTGATCCAGTTTGTTGCGTAGTTTATCTGCCTCTTTCTCAATTTCTGACAAATTGTTAGATAATGCATTACCGGTACCTGCACTAGAAAATTCATTTGCCAAGGACTGGACAGATTTCTTTACATTCTGAATACCCTTACTATCAAATTTCAGTCCGGAGCCCAGTGCCTTTTGTGCCATTGATACAGATTCCTGCAAAGAGCCCGCTGACTTTTCCACAGATTGTGCTGTATTCTCCAACTTTCTAGC